AAGCAGCTAATTTTGCAAAAGAAAAATTTGGAATAGACATCACGGGTTTTGATCCTGATACTCAGAAAGCTTTGCTTGTAGAGGCTTTTAAGCAGCAAGGTCAGAAAGGAAGATTAGGCCAAAAGCAAGATTTTTTAAACCAATTATTTGGCGGGGGACAACAACCTAATGAAGATAGGGGTCAAAGTCTTAGAGGAGAATTCCAGCAGGATCAAGGAAAACAATTTGATCCATCTCAATTATCTGATGCTCAAATAGCTCAAGTTAGTGCTATGGATCCCAATGTTGGAAGAGCTTTAATGCATGCTAAAGACGTGGCTTTGAGAGAGAATAGAGCTCAAGAAGAACTTGAATTTAAGAAGATGAAAGAGTCTCCTGAGCATAGGCGTGAAACTCAATTAGAAAGCTCACAAGCGCAAGCTGATGTTAAATATAATCAGACCCTTCAAGAAGCTTCTAAGCAACATGAACTGAAAGAACAGACACTTGATAGACTTGAGGCTTTGAATAAAAAAGGCGTCACAGGAAAGCCCTACGAGAAGCTTTTAGAGAAAATGGGGCTTGTAAACTTAACATCAGAAGGAAGAAGAGAATTCGCTGCCGATGTCAAAAACCTAATTACCGATATTCGTTCTATTCTTGGGGGACAATTCAGTGCCTTCGAATTTCAAACGATCCTTAATGCCTACCCAAGTGCAGATTTTAGCAAGGGAGCTAACGAAGCAATCATAAAAAACCTTAAGGATTTTCAAGACATCAAGAAAAAGGAAGTTGGATTTGCTCAAGATATTAAAAAACAAAACAAAGGTAAAATTCCTTTCGATTTTCAAGCCTTGGTTAATGAGAAAGTTCGTGAATATGCTGCAACAAAGCTTCCTGAGATTAAGATGAATGCTCAAAAGATAATGAACGAAGAATATGGAATTAAGCCAGGATTCACTCTTATGTTTGACCCAAAGGGGGAACCTTTAAATGTTCCAGAATCGGAAATTGATAGATACGAATCATTAGGAGCTACATTACCATGAGCGCTGAATTAGATCCTTTTGCAGCAGTCAGATTTCAACAAATACAACAGCCTGCGCAACAATCACAAGAGACCCTACAACAATCTGATGACCCCTTTGGCGATGTCAGGATTAATGAAGTTGAGGGATTTCCTGGATTAAGAGAAATAGGACGTCATGCTGCAAGAACAGGCTCAAGAATAGCTGAAACAATTGGTGGGATCCCTGGAGATGTTCAGGATATAATTCAAAGTGGAGTTTTTGCAGGCCTAGAAAAGCTAACAGGACACAAAGCATCCCCTGAAGTAAGGGAAGAGGCGAGAATATTCTCTGAAAGAGCTCCAACTTCAAAGGAATTAAAGAAAATATCTGAAGAGGAGACAGGAGGATTTACATCTCCACAAAACGAAACGGAAAAATCTGTCGATGAGTTTATAGAATTGGCTTCTAGTTTGCTTGGACCTATGAAGTTCAGAAAAACTTTAGGGGTAGCTTTAGGAGCTCAGGGAGCAAAAGAAGGAATTAAAACTTTAGGATTAGGAGAAGGTTCTCAAGAAGCAGCAAAATTTGGGACAATGTTCCTTTTGACCGCTTTGAATCCTGGGGGTGCTATGAAATATGCTAAGTCACAATATGACAAAGCTAATTCTCTAGCCAAAGGATCTTCAATAAACTCAAGAAATCTTCATACTAATCTTTCTGAACTTGAAAAAGATCTACTAAAAGGGGTTTCTACTACAGAAAAGAATACCGTTTTGAAACCTATCCGGGAATTATTAGAAAAGTCAAAAAATGGTAAAATTCCAGTTGATGAGTTAACTGAAGCAAAGAGAAGCATCAATGCCATAATGGGGGAGCCTGAAACTCTTAAAGGAGCTAAGAAGCTTCTTAAAGCTGTTGGCAAGGAAGTTGACATGGCGATTAGGCCATATGAAAAGATTAATCCTGCTTTTGAAAAAGCATATCGCCCAGCTAATGAGATATTCGGTGCTGTTATGGAAGGAAACAAGGCTTATAATTTTACAAGAAAATTACTTGGAAATAAAACTATTTTGGGTTCTGTAGTAGGTGAGGCTGTTTTGGGACATCCTGAATATATTCTTCCCACGGCAGCTGCGGCGGGAGGTGCTTTAGCCACTGCAAAGGGAATAGATTTCTTTGTAAGATTAGCAAAAAGCCCTCAACTTCAAAAATATTATACAAAAGCAATGGCAGCAGCAGCGGTAGAAGATGCGGGAGCATTAAGATATTATTCCAATAAGATTGATGATGAATTTAATCATCATAATCCTTATCAAGAAAGTAAGTCACCGCTAAGAAAAAAGTAGATCCTAATATTAATTCAAACATCACTTCTTCTCCTCTTTAGCTGCCAATTCAGAAGGTAAAATATTCTTCATAAGTAGCACTGTTTTTACTACAGCAATTTCTTTTTCGATTTCGCTGATTTTCTTATCAACCTGTCCAAATCTAGTTTGAACATCATTAAATTTTCCGTTCATCCATGTCATTGACAAGCATATTGCTCCAATGACTGAAATGGCATCTGCATGGGCTTTAAACCAAGAGTATTTATCTTCTTTTTTCTCATTTTCCATAATATTTACCCCAATTAATTTTTAAGACTTCTTTTTCCAATCTTTGAACGTCTCTTTCAAGAGAACGAATATCACTTTTTAGTGTGTAAATATATATTCCTATAATAGCAAATATTGTTATTCCTATTTTTGCTATACATAAAGCATTTTCATCACTCATATTTTTCCTTACCAAATCTTGTTGTCTATAAGTTTGTCTTCTAGTTTTATAATCTTCTCTCTAAGATTTTTAATATCTTTATTTGCAAAATAAATTCGTTGCCATGTCAATATAAATGCTATAGCTGTAAATTCTATCATTACTATCAATATATTATGAATCTCACTCATTGTTTTTCCTTATATTCTTTATGAAATTTTTTACCTTTCTCTGTCAATTCATGGAAAACGCAAGTAAATTTGCCTTGGCTCCAAGTTTCTTCATGCTCAACTTCTTTTATATAGCCTTCTGAGAGAAAGTATTTTGAGGTTGGCTCAGGTAACTGTATCCTGGTTTTGCATTTAAAAATTTTATCTAGGAAATTGAATCTTCTATATGGTCTCATATATGACCCCATCTTGCTTTTGTGGCTAATCTAACTATATGGTTAGGAGATAAATTGAAGATTTTAGCAAGTTCTTTAGCGTAAATCCCTTCTGAATAAAGCTTTCTTATCAATAGCACATCACTTTCGGTAAGTTTCGATTGATGATTTTTTTCTCCAGGTTCATAGTTGCTTCCACTTCTTTGTTTTATTTCTCTGTCTCTTGAATTATCACTTGGTGTGCCTAAAAATAAATGGTCAATATTGAAGCATCTCGGTTCATCGCAGTGATGGCAGATAAGCATTCCTTTAGGAATCTCTCCATTTGCTAAAGTCCAAATTAATCTCGAAACTCTCCAAGATTTTTTTACCTTATTTTCTGTGAAAGTTGTCATGCCATACCCATTTTTATCACCTTTAGCATGCCAAATATAACATCCACTATCATCCCAAAAACCCCTATAAAGCAATTGCATCAATTTTTTATAAGGATAATGAATCGGGACAAGAATATTTATTCGCTTTCTGTTCCGCTTTTTCATCTATAATCTCGTGTAAATTATTCAAAGACATTCTTAAAGTTTCAGATTTAGCAATTCGATAAGAGGAGTTTTTTGCCGTACCAGACTTGAAAAAAGACAACTGTCCTGTTTTTATCATTTTTCTAACTGTATTTGGATGAACTTGAATATATTCTGCAAACTCTTTCAAAGTCATTATGTCTTTAGGTGAATCTTTCATGTTATGAATATACTATAATCTGTGATACTTTGTCAAGCAAGAAAGAAATTTTAATTATTTTCTTGACACCTCAAAAAATACTCCTCATATTAAAAATAAAATTAAAAAGGAAGGTTTATATGGGCATGGCAGTTGGCTTGGGCGGGTTGATCAGTGTACCCCCAGCAGCAATTAGAGGTCATGGAGCGCCTCCAGCTTCATTTAAAGCTCAACTTGGTCAGATGTATTTCGATATGGATACTTCACCTCCAACTCTTTACATTTATAACGGTTCAACATGGGATGCAGGCGGAGATACAGAAGCCACAACTACATCTTTCGGAAGCGTTCAATTAGCAACATTAGCAGAACTTCAAGGAGGATCGGCTCCTGCAGGAGCCTACGTTCCAACTGCAAACGATGTAGCTACCGTTATAGCTGGTGTGGTTGTAGGAGCTGTTCCAGCCGCTACAGAAACAATCGCAGGTATTGCAGAAATAGCAACAGCAGCAGAAGCGATAACAGGTACTGATGATGCTAGAATTATAACACCATTAAAATTAGCTGATGTATTGGCAGCAGGGGTTCCTATTACAGCTGGAGCCATAACAGCAACAACAATCCATGCTACAGGATTAATTACAGGCGATGCTAGTGCTACTATTACAACAGGTGCAACAGCTCTTAACTTAGCTTCAGATGCATCAACAGGCGCAGTCAATATTGGTACTGGAGCAGGTGCTAGAACTATTACGATTGGTAACGTCACAGGAGCTACAGCAGTATCAGTAAATACAGGAACAGGGCATTTCACTGTTACAACAACAGGAACCGGAGACATTATCCTAAACTCCGATGACACGATGCTTTTAGACGCAGATGGAGTGCTTGAGCTTAATTCTTCCGCCGGTGCAATTTCGATCGGTAATGATGCAGATGCTCAAGCAATAAATATTGGTACTGGAGCGGCAGCAAGAACGATTACTCTGGGGAATTCCACAGGCGCCACAAGTCTTGTTTTAGATGCTGGAACAGGCGCTTTAAACATCGGAACGAATGCTATTGCTCACACTGTAACAATCGGAAACGGAACTGGAGCATCAGCAGTTGTTATAGAGTCTGGATCAGGAGCTATCAACATAGGGGCAAATGCTGTTGCCCATACTGTTACGATTGGTAACGTCACAGGCGCTACAGCAGTAAATATCAATGCAGGGACTGGCGGCTCAACTTGGACAACTACAAATGCAACTTTAGCATTAGTATCGGGTACAGGTGCAATAAATATTGGTACTGACGCAGCGGCTCATACAATTACACTTGGAAATAGCACAGGAGCAACAGCAATCTCATTAAATGCTGGTACAGGAGCCCTAAACGTTGGTACAAATGCTATAGCGCATACCATTACAATCGGAAACGTTACAGGAGCTACCGCCGTTAACGTTAATACTGGAACAGGTGGTTCAACATGGACTACTACTAACGGGGCATTTGCTCTTGCAACAGGAACTGGAGCTATTAACCTTGGTACAGATGCAGCAGCCCATACAATAACAATTGGTAACGTGACTGGTGCTACTAATATCGTTCATAATAGCGGCTCAGGCGCTAATTTATGGACAACAACAAACGGATCATGGTCTTTAGTAACTGGCACAGGCTCCATAAACATTGGTGCCGATGCTGCTGCAAAGACCATCACCATAGGAAATGCTACTGGCGCCACAGCACTTGTTATGGCTGCGGGTTCGGGGGCTTCGTCTATAACTACAGCCAATGCTACATTTGCTTTAAATACTGGCACAGGCGCTTTAAGCATAAGTTCAGATGCTTCAGCTACAACTGTAAATATAGGAACAGGTGCTGCCGTAGTAAAAACCATAAGCATTGGTGGAACAGGAGCAAACGTTATTTCAATAGGAAACACTCAGACAGCAGGTTCGGTTTCTATTGGCGATGCAATGACAGGGGGCACAATAGCAATTGGTGGATCAGGTGCTCAAACAGGAACAATGACAATTGCTGGTGGTACTGGCGCACAGACAATTAACGTAGCTAACTCCACAGGGGGCAAGACAGTCAATATTGCAACTGGTGCAGGTGCAAACGCTGTTACCATTGGATCTACTAGCACAACCTCAGCAACTACTATCCAAGCGGGATCAGGTGGGGTTAATCTAACTGGTGATGTCAACTTAACCGCGGTAGCTACTAAAATTAGCATGAACGGTGGTGCAGTAACTGACTTTATTGGTAGAGCAACTCTAGTTGCAGGTACTGTCACAGTGGCTAATACTAATATAGCAGCGGGGGATAGAATCTTTGTTACTAGATCTGCCTTAAATGCTTCACCTGCTTTAGGATTCCCTATAACTACAATAAGTGCTGGAGCTTCCTTTACGATTGCATCATATTCAACTACAGGAGCTGCGGCAGTAACAGACGTTTCAACATTCGACTATGTTATTGTGAGACAGACCTAGAAAATATTTGAATTAAGAATCCGTTTCAGGCATGATCTGGAACGGATTAAATTTAAATATAAGGATGATAAATGGAATTCAAAAATAAAGTAGAAGTCAGGTTTCCAGGAATCGAAGAGTGCTCTTTAGTTGCTAATTCAGATTGTCCTATGGGAAAAGTCTACGATTATGCATGTGCTTTGAGATCATTTGCAGTGCAAAGAATGCAAGATGAAGAGGCTAGGTCTAAATCCGAAGCCGCTAAAGAAGAACCTCCAACTGAGTAGGATAAAATGACAGAAGCTAGATTCGATTCGTTAAGGACATTGGGATTTGCCTCCATAACGGCTATTTATCAGCCGTTAGGTACGGCCATCTCTCATAATTGGAGAGAATGGAAGCTCACAAATGCAACTAATGGAAACATGCTGATCTCATTTGATGGGATCAATGACAACATGTTTGTCCCGGCAAATTCTTTTACATTATTTGACATAACAACAAATTCAAATCAAAGCTCTTCTGTTGGGATGATGATGTCAAGAGGAACTCAGTTTTTAATAAAGTATTCCAGTATACCCACTTCAGGCTCGGTGTATTTGGAAGGAATTTACGAAAAAGGACAATAAATGTCACAAGCTGGATCATTAGGAAGTGGTGGGGGTGGTGGAGGATCTGGAATTCAGACCTTGACAGGAGATGTTGGGGGTGCTGTCGGACCTGATGGCTCATCAAATGTTAATGTTGTTGGTGGTGGTTCTATTACTGTCACTGGGACTCCTGGAACAAATACTTTAACAATCTCCTCTTCAAATCCATTTTTCATGTGGTTTGTAATCGCATCTTCACAACCAGCAGTTACACAAACTGGATATTTCACAAATGGAGGATCGCGAGTAGATCTTTCATTGCCTGCGACATCTGTTGTAGGGGATATATTCGCTGTTGCAGATTTGGGTGGAAATAAGTTCCGCATAACTCAAGGAGCAGGCCAGCAAATCCTGATAGGAAATTCCTCCACAACTCTTGGAGCAGCTGGATATGTGGAATCAATTTTTATAGGGGATTCTATATTTCTTGTCTGCTGTTCTAATGATGCTACTTGGATGGCAGTTCCCGCTCCAACAGGAAACCTAACAATAGTATGAGGAAATAATGGCGACGAAAAATGCGATAAATTTACAAGATGTTGGACTTGCCTCATATGATGGAGCCGGAGTATTTTTAGGAAGAACTATAGCTCCTCCCGCAGCTGGAATAACTATATCAAATGGTAATGGTGTCACAGGTAATCCAACTCTTGCTCTTGCAGATGATCTTGCGGCAGTTGAAGGTCTATCAACTACAGGATTAGCAACAAGAACGGCTACGAGCACTTGGACAACTAGAACGCTAACAGCCGGAAGCGGTGTAAGTATTTCTAATGGCGATGGAGTTTCGGGAAATCCCACTATTTCAGCAGGATCATCAACACCTTTGTCATTTCCAACCGACTCGGGAATGGCAACACTCGCAGCAAATGCTCTTACTTTAGCTGGTTCTGGAAGCATTACAACTACAGGTAGTGGAGCGACTGTTACGACTGCATTGACGGGATTGACAAATCACGCCGTTTTAGTAGGGGCAGGAACATCGACTATCACTAAAGTAGGGCCAACGGCTACAGCGGGACAAGTATTGCAAAGCGCAGGAGCAGCAGCAGATCCTGCTTTTAGCACTGCGACGTATCCTAGCACGACCACCGTTTCGCAAATACTCTATTCAAGCTCAACAAACGTTGTCTCGGGTCTTGCGACGGCAAACAGAGCTGTCTTAACTACAGGAGCCACCGGAATACCGGTTTTAACCGCTTTAGCAACTGATGGACAATTAATCATAGGTTCAACGGCGGGAGTTCCCGCAGCAGCTACTTTGACTGCTGGAACTGGTATCACTATCACAAATGGAAGCAATTCAATTAGCATCGCAGCAAGCGGAAGTGTTGTAGCTCAGACATTGACAGGGGATAGCGGGGGGGCATTAAGTCCGACGGCAGGGAATTTTAATATTCTTGGGCTTTCAGGAAGCAAAACAAGTGGATCAGGCTCTACAATAACCATTAAAAGCCCTCCCTTTTCCCAAGTTGGCGGAAGTGGAACAAGTGCTTTAAATACTGGAGAGATTGTTACTGCTACAGCAACAAGGACTATGCCTGCATCTGCTGGATTGGCCGATGGTGATCTTTTCATTTATGTATGTACAACAGCGAACGTTCTTACTCTTCAGGCTGTCGGAACACAGAAATTTAGAATTGGGGCTCAGTTAAGCTCAGCAGCGGGAACATTAGTTTCTACCGCAATAGGAGATAGTATCACGCTTAGATTTGATGCTACTCAAGGATTCTTTATGGCCGTATCAATGATTGGAAACTGGACGTTTACATAATGGTTACGAATAATAGCAAAAATCAGCCCACCGGAGCATCTGGAAAGGTAATGCAGGCGCAAGGAATTGGAACGGCTTGCAATTTATCCACCGCTACTTACCCCTCGACGGCTACAGGAACAGGAAATATTCTAAGGGCCGATGGCACTAATTGGGTAGCCAGCACAGCGACTTACCCTGATACAGCAGGATCGAGCGGTAACGTTTTGACTTCAGATGGTACGAATTGGTCTTCTAGCGCACCAGCGGGAGGAAATGGATTTAACTGGTGGTTTTATGCTCAATCAGGAAACCCCGCAGATTCAACAACATATTATTTATCTCCTGGGAGGGCATTTACTACTTTTACCACAGCTGTTTCAGGGACACGAATATATGTGGCTTCTGCATACACATTAAATACTGTTTATGGAGCTTTTGGAGTAGGAGGCACCCTTGGATCAAATGAAAATTGCACTTTTTTTATTCGTAAAAACAACACATCGAATACCAATATAACCACGACCTTACAACTTACTTCTACATTTGTTTCATTTAATGCCACATCTCTTGGTTTGTCATTAGTTGCTGGAGATTATATAAGTTTTGGTTTTACAGGGCCTGCGTGGGGAACAAATCCTACAACTGTAACAGCATCAATATCCTGGAGTAGCTAATGGTTACAAATAATAATTGCGATGAAAGTACAGCGGCAAGCGGTAAAATCCTCCAAGGGCAAGGAATTGGCACAGCTTCTAACTATAGCACGGCCACATATCCTTCGACAGCAACAGGAACAGGAAAAATTTTGCGTGCCGACGGAACGAACTGGGTAGCCTCAACAGCCACATACCCAGATACTGCGGGAACAAGCGGAAACGTTCTTACCAGTGATGGAACTAACTGGTCATCATCAGCACCGGCAGCTTCTGGCTCTCCATTTGGAACAATGATTACAACTGAATTCAATCCTACCGACGGGTCAACAAATTTCCTGATAAATGGTCAAGGAACAAATCCCACAGCTACAGCAATCAGACAGAGAACTTTTGTAACAAAAGCAATGACCTTAAATAAGGTCTATGGAACAGTTGGAGTTTCTGGCACTCTTGGGTCAAACGAAAATGTAACCTTTTTAATACGTGTCAACGACACAACAAATACAAATATTTTAACTACATTGAAATTTAGTGCAGCAACGAATAATTTCAGCATTACAGGAATTGGGTTGGCTTTGTCAGCAGGGGACTTTTTTTGTTTTGGATTTACCGGGCCTACTTGGGCAACAAATCCAACGGGCGTTTCATTTTCAATAGCATGGAGTAGCTAATGGTTACGAATAATGGTTGCGATGAACCTACGGCAGCTTCAGGAAAAGTTTTGCAAGGCCAAGGAATAGGGACTGCAAATGCTTTTAGTACAGCAACCTATCCCAGTACAGCAACAGGAACAGGAAAAATCCTGCGCGCAGACGGCACTAATTGGGTTGCAAGCACGGCAACTTACCCAGATACTGCAGGCACCTCGGGAAATGTTCTAACAAGTGATGGTACTAACTGGTCTTCAAGTGCTCCTGGAGCGTCTTCTAATACAGGATCATGTCTTTTTACTGCCGCAACTATAGGCGATCCATTAGATTCAACAACTTATTATATGGTGTCTTTACAATCATTTGTTAATACTAGTACTTCATCTAATGTAATGGCTAGAATTTATGTAACTACGGCTTTTACTCTTACAAAAGTTTACGGAGCCATTTCTGTTGATGGTACGTTAGGCTCTGCTCAAAACTGCACGCTTTTTATTAGAAAGAATGACACATCGAATACCAATATAACCACGACTTTGCAGCTTACATCGGCAATAAACACTTTTAATAATACTGCGCTGAGTATTTCATTAGTTGCTGGAGATTTTATTTCAATTGGTTTTACAGGGCCAGCATGGACGACTAACCCGACGAGTGTTTCGTTACAATTAACCTATGCATGAAAAAGAGAGCCCTCAGAATTCGTCTTGGTTTTTTATTTCAGAGAAAAAAGAGGGGCTCTCAAAAAAAAAGGATATCAAATGCCACTAGTTAAAGGCAAGAGCAAAAAAAGTATTTCTAAGAATATAGCTACAGAGATCAGGGCTGGCAAAAAGCCCGCTCAAGCCGCTGCAATTTCTTTCTCTATAGCCAGAAAAGCAGGCGCACGCATCCCAACAGCCGCAAAAGCAAAAAGAAAAGGATAAGGTATGTCACATAAGAAAAAAGCAAATATGAAAAAATCTAAAGTCATGAAACATCTTTCTGAGGACATTAAAGAGTCTAAGGAAATGATCAAAGATGATAAAAAGCTTAGAAAAGATCTTAAGAAAAAGTAAATTCGAGCCGGTTACTAAATGCAACCGGCTCATCCGATTTACGTACGGGTACCGTCTATGCAAACCCTACAACCACAATAGAGAGTGCTTTTACGCATAAGAGATGCGGAAACTCTAGCTTCAAATTAATATATAACTCATTTTCGAATTATTGTCCAACTAGAAATAAATGCACCTTTTTTATGTATTCTTTTGCATCTTGAACTGTCTCAAATTCACCCAAAAGATCGAATGTATCTGAAGCAACTAAAAACTTGTTTTTAGATTCAACATTTCCATTTTCTTGAATTCTTATTGCAGTGAAACTATTTAAGTCCACAAGTTCCTCACGTAAAGTTAGAAACCACTTTTTGTGAGAAATTGGAGTCTGGTAAGTAAACATATCATCCTTTTCATTTAAGAGAGATTCAATAATAAAGTCTTCATTTTGTCTCATTACCGCGGAGTTCAATCTTGAAAGTTCAAGGCCATCCATTTCAGAATCCAAAATACCCTATCATATTTGACATTGCTTTTCCTGTCGAATTGTAGAGATAACCGCATTTCATGCATGTTACTATGCACCGGAAATGACCGTTAGATTTTATGCACGATACTGATTTAAGCAGATAGTTCGAATGGCTGCAACCTTCCCCGAGTTTATAGGCTGCATCATGGGCGACAAGGCTCCAAAAAGGGGATTCGACATGGTTTAGATAGCAGGGGGTGGTTAGTAATCTATTGTGATAGGTCATTTCAATCTCTCAAAGCTAGTTTTATAAAAGTTTTCGTCAGCATCAATGTACAAGGATCCTGTTTTAGATTCATAGATATTATCTCTTGTAAGACTATGAAGTGTAGATTCCCATGTGGTCATTATCTTCATATCTTCTGGATATTCTTTAAGAATTTCAATTAGTTCTTTAACGGTGATAGATTCATCTTTTATCCATTTTTCTTTTTCATATAGATAGTCTGTTTCACTCATTTCTTTTCCTTATGGAATTCCTCAAAACACTTTTTTATATAGCATTCAATATGAGATGACTCATTGTGATTCATAAATGTGAAAGCCCTTATCTCATCGTTATTATTGAAGTTAACTCGCTCAAGATTTATTTCTTCTCCACAAAATACGCAGATTTTATCCATTGGATCCCTCCAACTTCTCAACCCTTTCCTTAAGTCTCTTAATCTCATCCCATAATTGCTCTAAATGCCTGTAAACAGGTCCTTCGACTTTAGTTAATTCGTTAAATTCTCTTGGGAAAAAATTAGGTGTGATATGATATGGGGTTTCAGGTTTCATTGGATCCCTCTAGCTTCTCAACTCTTTTTAGCAGTTCAACCAAAGAAGTGCCAAAAACCTCCATAAAGTCCCTGCAGATCTGAACTTGCATCTCGATATCTTTGTTTTTCCCAAAGATGCACTTTTGCGTAGCGCGATGGGATTCCTTAAGCTTAGCCATATCTTCCTTGAGCTCGGTAATGGCTATGTCTTCAAATAGGTCAAATTGTGGGGCTAATGCCATCATTCATCCTTTGGCGGTTCAGGAGCTTTCATCCAATGGCTAGGCCCCAAATATGGATAAGGATCGCAGGGGCCAATATAAGTGCCTTTAGGCTGGATTCCCATTAATTTCGATTCATCATTGAAGTAAACCAAAACACCTTGGTCTTGCTCTTCTCTTGTAGGAAAACGTTCACTTGTTTTAATCCAATTCCAAGTTATCTTAATCTCTGAAGGGATATCCGAGGTAATAGGAATAGGATACTTATTGTTACATTTTTCATTATTCATCAGTCGACTCCTTCACCTGCCAATAGGTCGTTCCAGGTTTTCTATATTCTTCAAGGTCAATAGTTTTTAAAATAGGAATATTTTTGTAGTCTATAATACCTTTCTTTTCTACTTTTGTCAAGATAATTCCATTACCCGTTGCATTTTCTTCCTGTGATATTTGCACTAAGTAATCTCGTATTTCTTCCTTACGCTTAGCCGAACGTTTTTCCACTTGATCACATGTCTTGTATTCTTCCGTTAGAAGCTTCCAAACGTCAGATTCTATTGATTTTAAAGCCTTTGGATTATTTGGGGGAACACCTCTTAGCATGTGATCGAAATAAAAATCCGTTTCTTTTTTAAGCATGTCTTCGATGAATTCTTCATCTCGTTTTACAATCTCAAAGTACAGCGGCTTAGGTTCATATTCAGGCCTATAGCTACAAAAATAGATTTCTTCTAACTCTGCCACGTACATTTGGTGTTGCATTTGGGCGATATAGTATTTTGGAATTTCACCATGAATTGCTTGCAGGTGAGCTTTCTGCCCACTGCATTTAATCTCAACGGCACATTTACCGTCTATTTCGAAACCATCGAAAGAAGCCATAGCAAACGAGGTTAAATCACTTATCATAACTTTAGGCGACATGAGATATCCTGTTTCTGCTTCGAACGCTCTTAACGCTTCCGGCTCAAGATCAATCCCTCTTTGCATCCATGGGTTTTTAGGTGCTTCTTCAACATACGGCGAAATCTTCTCATTAAAAACGTCTAACGCTGATTTCCAGGGACTAATCCCCAAAATTGGGGCTATGTCTGATCCTCCCAAGTGTTTTTTTCTGATTTCGTGCCATTCCGCGCTCCTCTGCTCGACTTGTATTTCCATCTATTCCGCCTTTGTCATAAAGTTTTGATGTTCTTCACTCTTAGTGGTCAAACTTTTCTTAATTGGAGCGTAGCATTCCAAAGGAAGCTGATAAAAGCTATTGATTCCTTTTCCTTGTAGATAGGCGTTCATCTTTTCTTGGTTCTCTGAAGAACATTTATCCAAAAGATCTTGAAGCTCTTGCGCTTGCTCTTCACTTACGATCATTGGAGTTTTAACTTGCGTATTCTGCGCTTGATCCATTTCTTCAGTCGTGTATAATCCGCTTAGCTCATTAGGGAATGCTTTTCTTAAAGCTAAAGCCTCGGCGCATTTAGCTAACATAACATGAGGCTTAGTATCCCAAAACTGGTTCGGGTAAGTAGGCTTATACTCATCAAAGTGAGCGGAAACAGAAACTTCGTGCCAAGTACCATCTTTGGTTTGTTTTTTAACGTAAGAAGTGGCGCTAAAGACGCGATCGTTCTTGTAAACGAATGTTGACTCCCTTCCAGGTGCATAACGTCCTGTACGCTCAGCAATTAGCCTATAACCATCGATTGACGTTTGTATTGTCATCTGGTCTTTACGCTTGACGGCATAAATCTGCTTCATGAAAGGATCAAGTCCTGTCTTTTTACATACAGCCGCGAATAAATGTAACTCATCATCCGTTATGTTTTTGCAAAGTTGCTTCTTAATTAGCTCATTTTGCTCTGGTGAGAATGCGGTGATCTCATTTTTTTGTTTGATTGCTACGGTCATTTTAAATTTCTCCTGTTTTTTCAATGCAAAGTTTTAAAAATTGTGCAAGATAAGGCTTGCACATTATCCTGATTTCTTTAGGACATTCTATAAGTTTTTTCCCAATCGTTGAAGTTGAGAACTCTACGCCTTGACCTCTCCATAAAAGTCTTTTCCCTTCTGCTACTTGAAGGAGAACGATTTCTTTTGAAACATGACCACTAAGTAATTTATCTAAGGCTCTTATATCCGAAGAAAGGTCATTTAACATTTCAGTATTCCAATTTAAAACGTGTCCATATTGTAAATATACGTCCTGAAGATCTTCATCTTTAAATGTGTTAGTCATTTTTCCCTCTTGATTTATTTTTTTGTTTTTCTTACTATCCAAATCGCATTACGTGTACTAAGTGTTAAGTCTGGAGCCCCCTAGCACAGGGCTAAGGGGTTCTTTTAATAGTGCCATGAAGCAATTGCCTCTTGTTGATCCGCTATTCTTAACTTTCTATGCAGCTCTTCTTCCTCATCACACTCTGTGCCTCTTTCATAAGCCTGGGACATTTCTGCGTAATCTTCTTCGTCTAAATAGAAACTCATTTTAGATACTCCTTGCACCACATGTTAAACTCATTCCTTTTGGCCACTTTTTCTTGATGATCTTTATAGATGCCCTCAAGTTCCTCATCCGTGTATATGATCTCATCATCGATATGGAGATCGTCCATGTAAATCTGCTTGACATAGCTCATGCAGCCCTCGCTATTCTTTCGATCTGGTTTAGTCTACGATCTAGATACGCTCGGGCAATAGCGATCTCACAGTATTGCTTTTTTTGTATTTCTTTTAGCTTAGAAACTTCATCAGCTTTACTGACTAAGCTTTGAAGGCCCTCGATTAGTGTTTTGATGTCATCCATATTTTTCTCCTTGCTCGTTTCGAGCTTTTTTGTTATCGTGTTTATGAATCTAACATAACGAATTTGCAGAATTTATGCAAGCGATTTGTGAAAAAAACAAAATAAATTAGGAAAACACGAGATGAAGCTCGAAAAATACATGAGAGATATGTGCGTTAACAAAAACGAATTTAGCAAAAAACTGGGTGTTTCTTACCCAACGATGACGAATATCGTTCAAGGTAAAGGGGATATACACCTAAGCACGGCTGTCAGAATTGAGGAATTGACTGAAGGTAAAGTTACCTGTAAAGACCTTGTCAACCCATTAGCGGTTAAGAATTTGGAGTTGAAAGCTCAGTTTTTGATGAAGAATGGAGGAGCGTAATGAAAAGTAGTGATGAATTCCCACCTCTCATGACAATAACTCAATTTTGTGAAAGATACTCTTGGCCTACAAAAAGTGCTATCCATTCCTACATTTTCAGAAGAGAAAGTAATGGTTTGAAAGAGGCTTTTTTTCATGTCGGATCAAGGGTTTTAGTTGATCCTAAAAAATTCTTTGAGTTGATTAAAAATCATTCGGCAGTATCCAAACCTAAAAAGGGGTCTAATGGAAGAAAAGGGAAAAAACTAAAAGATTGCAAAAGAAAAAGAGCCCCGGATCTAGGAACCGAGGCTCAGTCTTATCTTTAAAAACAAAATTCAAAGGAGGAAAGGGATGCTTGACTACCTTTCCTCCTTCAAATTATTTGTTGAAAGGATTTTTTGCAAGAAAAGACTTGCAGCGCATTTTGAAAAAAGGTAAAAAGGAGCTTTTCCTTAGGGACTTATGAAACTTATTTACGATAAAGAAATGTTAGAGAAAGCCAAAAGAGAAATCGACATGTGGCGTCGACGTGAAATTGACAACATGCTTTTCGTTGATACACCTGAGGAAGAATGGTTTAGAGAGATTTTATTAAGCAAGCCTGTCGGTCTTTTAGATGTGGACGGGTTTGCAGATTTTATGCTGAAAGGCTACCGCAAGACACATCCGCAGGAAATTACATGAGACTTATAGAAATAGAAAGGGCAGCCTGCGAAGCTGCCCTTTTCTGGAGACCTAAACAAAGATCTGACGAACGATATTCTAGTTCACATATTATGGGTTTCCAGGTTTTTTTCGCAACAACAAAAAAACAAGGAAAATCCTATGCATATTGCTGCCCCAACTTTCACACAAACCCCTAATGATCTTTTCGATCATTGGCTTCCAAAATTATGCGAATCAGAATTAAAGGTTCTGCTTATCATTCTAAGAAAGACCTTTGGATGGCATAAAACACGTGATTATATCAGCATTTCCATGCTTGCAAAGAAGACCGGAATGATGGAAGAAACTGTCATAAAAGCTACTAAATCTCTTCAGAAAAAAGGTCTAATCTTAAAAGAAGTAATTGGGCCAAATGGCAAACAACAGACCTTTTACGAATTGATTGTAGAAGAAGATTCAAATAATTCATACCCCTCGGCTGAACCGAGGGGACCCCTCGGTTCAGACCCGGGGGTTTCAACCGAGGCACAAAACAAATCTTCTTTCTTAAAAGAAAAACAACAACAGAAAAAGGTCGCTAAAGCGCCCGTTGTTGTTTCTTCTTCTATCGAAGAAAAAGACTATTCGGAGTGTGATGCAGCCGCCAGGCAATGGATGAAAAAGCTTGATGAGTCTGGAACTTCTTACACAGAAAAGGCGGTCATTAAACACTTTAGGAATAACGCTTGTAAACCCAATCAAAGCACTTCCAAAGAAGATTTAATTAAAGCTTTCAAAAACGGAAGCCTTTATGAAGGGAAAGGAGGAGAATATGAATGCATCAAAGATGATTTAGGCATAGGATTTTTGCCCGTTGATTATTATGCTCCTCAGCCCTATACCGTCTACTTTAAGTCTAAAACTTTTAAATGCGATTTAGATAAACTCTTAGAAAAACTGCTGATAAAGCCGATCGGCTGAAATTAACAACGTTGTTACAGATTTGGTGCAACTTGAACATGACACAAATATGGAGCAGGAATGCATTGCTACGAGACAAACAATCGATTTAAGGCGATAAAAGCTAAGGCCCTTTGGGAGTCTCATTTCGATAGGGGATTTAACATGCTGGTCAATGACTCGTCGACCTTGATCATGGTCAAAAGCAATAGATCTTGGAGACTCATAGATCTTCAGTCGCACGATTTTTCCGAGCAACTCGAAAGTTGGATCGATGAAATTAAGCAGGCCATAGCATGAAATTCTCTCACGTGGTATATAAAAATTCTTTCCAAAAAAACTTTGGAATTTATTTGCATTTTATTCGATAAAGGAGTAAAATATGACTACACAAACGATTGAAAGAGAACGAGTTAAATATACAGATGAGTTTCTTGAAAGACTGAAAAGCATGGGTATTGAGATCCCGAAATTTTGCTTGTATGTCAGGAAGAATGACGATGACGAGTGATTTTTGGATGGGGACTTGCATCGGAGTTGTGATTGGGTTTTGTATAGCTAGATTAACGGAGCTTATGAGTTGGGATGAATAAGAGCTTGAAAGAACAGTTGGAGTTTTTGTGGTGTGCAACTGGTGAAGTTGAAGAACCTATCGTAAAACCTACAGAAATGAGCCGCAACGCGTCAAACGACATCAACCCGACACAAGATAGGTTAAACTGTGATGAGGGCTTAAATGGAAGATAATGAGCTTTTAGGAAGCGTTCCCGATTACATAAAAAGAGCAATGGATAAATCTGAATTGGAGATCGCTCTTCAGGCTGTAATCGATGCTGGGCTTATTAAAGAATTTGAGGAATTTGTAAATAATGGTGAATTTGGTTACATGGATGAATACTTTTCTGAATTTGGAAAACTTTATCCTGATAAGTTCTACATTGTTCCGGAAGATAAAAGATACTCTAAAACTTTTTTTGTAGAGGGCTCAAAACGCGAAAGAATACCGTTAGATCTAGATCTTCAATGCCAAAATCCTAAGTGTCGGGGCGGTAAGTGGGAATAGACGATCCTTGGCCAGTTGACTTCGACGGAAACCCTTGGTCCATAAGCAAATTTAATAACTATATCCAAAGACTACAGCTTTGCTCATGTGACTTATGTAAAATCGCAGTTATAAAGGCGAAAAAAAAGTTAAAGAATCATCAGGATTCGAATGAATTGGATAAATGTTAGGGTAAAAAAGCCAAGAATTTGGAAATGGGTTTATGTAAAATGCCACTTCCACGAGGAACACTATTACTTGGCATATAGGACGATTTTCGGAAGATGGAAATTTAAATCAGGGTTCACGACAAAAATGGTTCAGCAAAACTTTTGGTGTCCTATACACAGTTATAGCAGAAAACAGCTATAAGTGGATATAACTCGGAATAACTTATGAATGAGCAAATAGAAAAAAAATCATGCATTACTTGGGAGGAATGGGAAGACGGAGAAGTTTTAATTCTTAGACAATATGATGAAGATGGTGAAGAAATTGGAGATATTAGAATGACTCGAAATGTTGCTATTTTTCTTGCCAAAGAATTTTTAAAAAACCTTGAAGATCCAGAAGAAAATGATTAAAATAACGCTTCCAGGCGAGCCTATTTCCAAAGATCGTCCTCGTTTCTCAAAGTTTGGGACTTATGACCCTCAGAAACCACAGAAACATGCTTGTAAGTTCCAAATTTTAGACCAGGTCCATCAATATAAGAATTTGCCTTTTCCTTCTGATATTTCTATTGAAATCCATATGAATTTTTATTTTAGCATCCCAAAAGGGTTAGAAAATCTAAACTCGTGGGGCTTGCTAGATCATGCTAAAAAACCAGATTACGACAACGTTGAGAAATTTATTTTGGATGTTTTGAGCGGAGTAGTCTATGAAGATGATCGACAGGTATACAAAGCTCAAGCTAAAAAAGAATATAGCGAAAACCCCCGAACGGAAATATTTATCATGCCTAAAAATCCCGAATGCTCAGATCAAGTCAAAGAAGTGCTTTCTATGCTTCCAACCGAAACTTTCGTTGATATAGCCACACAGCTTTCGAATATCGTTGAGCTTGATCTGGCTATGTCAAATCCTTATCACATGCAAAAGACAATCCATACCGACTACGAAGAGATAGCCTATCTAATCCTTGAATTCGCAGAAAAACATGCTGATATTCTAAAAAAGATTAACAAGAAATTTCCTGGATTGGCTAAAGTGCTGAAAGACAAGATGGAGAATAAATAAATGCTTTATGTCGTCGTAACATATATCACAGTGATTTTTATCGCTTTCGTTTTCCTTCCAGAACATGTTCCAGCAGGAAAAAGACCTTCAACGAAAATTGAGAAGAAAGAGGTAAAACACCCTTGCGATGACGACGATATTGATAAATTAGTCGACGAGTTACTAAAAGACGTTTAAAAAAGGAAAAAATTATGATTTTATTTATTGTTTGGGGCGCCATCGCAATCGGTGCTGTTGTTGCATCGACCACATCATGCTCGATAAGCTATCAAAACATATCTACTCACGGAACAGCCGAAGACTTAGTCGATGAGACCCAAACATCTAGTCCTGACATTAAAGCAGACGCAACCGCAAACGTTTCAGCAGTACCGAAAGTTCCGCTATTAAAATGAAAATGAAAGAGCTTTTAATTTTACTGAGACAACTTAAAAAAGATAGGTCTCAGTTTGTTTCTCATGGAGAACTTGGAAAAATTGTCGAGATGGTTTTGCTTGCTCTCGATCCTGAAAAGGTAGATGAAGCACAGAGAAAGTTAAACACGGAATGATTATCCACGGCGATTGTCTTGAAGAAATGAGAAAGATGGAAGATAATTCCATTGATTTTATTGTCTGTGACCCTCCCTATGCATTAAATTTTATGGGTAAAGACTGGGATAATGAAATACCTACTATAGAAGTTTGGAAAGAAGCTCTTAGAATCTGTAAGACTGGATCTTGGTTAGCAGCATTTGGGGGGACTAGAACTTTTCATCGTTTAACTTGCTCAATCGAAGATGCTGGCTGGACGATCAGAGATTGTATTTCCTGGATATATGGATCGGGGTTTCCCAAAGGCAAAGGATGTCTAAAGCCTGCTTGGGAACCTATCATTTTGGCAAGAAAAGACGGTCCTAATCCAAGTTTAAATATTGATGAGTGTAGAATTAATTCCGTGCCTAGAACAACCCATAAAGATGGAAATCATAAGGGAAAGGGAAATAATCTTTATGAATTGGGATTAAAAGAAGGATATTTTTCGGAAGGATCAAAAGGTCGATGGCCCGCAAATCTAATCCTAGACGAAGAAAGTGCTATGATGCTCGATCAGATGACGGGGAATCTCGGTATTTCTAAGGGAGGTAAATCAGGAAATGAAAATGCTTATTCTAAAGGTTTTGGATTAGAATGTTATAAAGGTGAAAAACCTGGTTTTGGCGATTCCGGCGGTGCAAGCAGATTTTTTTATTGTGCGAAATCTTCAACTCGAGAAAGAAATGAAGGACTTGATAAACCCTCATCTCATCCAACGGTTAAGCCCCTTTCACTTATGCGGTACATAATCAAACTACTCGCTCCTCCTGGTGACCCTTTAATGCTTGATTGTTTTGCGGGGTCGGGAAGCTCCTGTATAGCCGCTTTACAACTAGGAATAAGATCAATCGGTATTGAAAAAAATGCAGAATACTGCGAAATTGCTAAAAAAAGGTTAGAATATCATGGACAAGCAAATATCAAAAATCGCCAAAGAGAACAAAGATGTTGGCAAGAAACTTTCGACTTTGAAGAAGATGGATAAAAAAAGAGACCCGGCTTGCGATATGGGAAAGAAAATGATGGCAAAGAAAAAAAAGTGAAGTCCTGGGAATTCCAGTGTCCAAAATGCGCCTTTTTTGAGCTCGTTCGAGAATATGAAAAGGCTAGCCCATTTTGTACTAGGATGAGAGATAATGAGCTTGATGATCTCATTGAGAAATATTTAAGAGAAAGATTTCAAGACTATTTTCCTGACTGACTACCATTTTCCATGTTTACCTTTTTTCGGCTTCCATCTTTCTTTTGGGATTTTTTTCGCCTTTGTGGGTCTTCCAGTAAATTTTGGATTTGAGGCGCTTCTCACATCGTTTTCCTCTAGCCATTTTTCAAGATAGTCTTCTCTAAGAAAGACACGATTTCGCTTTCTATAGATTACTTTATAAAGACCATTTTCGCTGGGCTTTCGTAGAGCAAATTGGAATTTGGAAATGTTTAGACCGTATTTTTCTATTGCTTCGGGAACAGTCAGGAATTTCTCAGACATAATGCCCCTTCAGTGTATCGAAAGGGGCTTTTTAGGTCAATTATTTTGGATCATGAGCTTTTCTTTCACAATTAGCACTATAAATTCTTGTAGTGTCATTCCAGTTTTATAAGCTTCGAGTTTTGCTAGATTGTGAAGGTCTTGAGGCATTCGAATTGAACAGAATTTACTTTTCTTGTCCATAAAACCCCTTTTTTGTAAATTATCATGCATTGTGCACAATAATTACCTTTTTATTATGCTTGATTTTTAAATTAAGTAAATATAAATCTTAGGACGTGGATAAACCACGAAGGAAGGTGAGTATGTGTGATGAACATAAAAAAAATTGCTGCTGCTGTATCCAAGGTCCGCAAGGCGTTCCTGGATTACAAGGCGAACAAGGTATTCAGGGTGTCCCAGGCCCTCAGGGAATTCCGGGACAGACAGGCGCTCAAGGACCTCAGGGATTGCAAGGACCTCCAGGAGTATGCTCAGATGAGCAATGCAAAGGAGGTAGCGGATGCGAATCGTTTTGTAACGTTTTCGCTAACCCTCCTCAATTGCTTGCTGCTTTTGGTACTGGTTTGGATGCTGTGCTCTTTCAGGGACAAAATGCTGTTTCTGTAGCAGATTTTGACCTGTCACAAATGGGTGTGGATGGATCGGTTAAGTTTTTAAAATCTGGTACTTATTCTATAAATTGGGGTGCTGAAGCTAAGGTGGAACCTCCAGTTCCTAGCCCAACACCAAGCTTTAGCTTTGGTCTTTGGGTAAACAACATTATTGTTCCAGGATCCACTTTATCAGGATATACTCAAGCTCCGAATGACGATACGCTTCACATTTCCGGTGAGGTCACGATCGTTATTAATGCAGGAGACGTCCTCAAATTGAGAAACGCCTCTGCATTAGTGGTTAATATGAACCCAAACACTATTGGTATACAGTTCCCTGTTACCGTGGCTTCTCTCAATATGCATTGTGTTAAAGGTCCGATGATTCCTTGATTATTCTCCAAGCGTGCCCGTTCGCATCATAAACGGGATTTTTAAGTCATTTTTTTCAAAACTTTGCTTATTTTCATGTTTTAGGTATAGTATACTTATGAATCCTATCCCTCAAAATATCCAAGAACCTGTGGCTATATTTCCTGAAGAGAAAATCCGACTCGTTTGTGACGATCCAGGAATACAAGAGCCGCCTTTCCCTGAGCCTTCTATTCCATATGGTTACGAGGACACAAAAGAGTGGTCTTGGCGCTAACGCTTTGTTTTTAGAATAAGGCTAAGTAGAGAGATCAAAGCTTGCAGATCATATTGATTTACTGGATTAAACTTAGCGTGAGAGGGGAGAGCTTCAATATTGTTAGACATCTCATCTAGCATCTGAATGAGATCTTTTTTTGTGGGTTTTGTTTCATTGTCAAGCGGCTTTACATCTTCTCCTTCTTTTACAACGATCTCATTTCCTTCATCATCTATTCTCAAAAAGTTATTGATATCTTGATAGGAGACGTTGTAGTTGTCTGGGCCGCCCCATATTGAGATTGCTCCGCATGAGCATTCCACATAGTCATCTCTATGAAAACTTTCGATTATAGATTGACAAATTTTACATTTAGCTCGATTTTTCATTTAAACTTATGTTTTGAATATGCTACAAATAGGATTATGACTGAAGAAACAAAAGAAAAAAAGAAAAAAGGCGGCGCTCCAAAGGGACATCCTCCTTATAATGTAAATGGCGAGGGTGGTAGGCCAACTATCTATACAAAAGAAGTCATTGAAAACTATGCGGATGAGTTTGAAAAATGGCTTGAAGATGATGAAAACTTCTGGTTTAAAGACTTTGCAATAAAAAACAAATTCTCTCCTGATCTATTTCATCGTTGGGCTGAACAAAATGAAAGGTTTTCGCGAGTTTTAGAACAAGCTAGACATAAACAAGAATCAAAGTTGTTTAAATGTTCTCTAACTAATACTTATAATGCAAATATGGTGAAGTTTGCTTTAAATGTCCATCATGACTGGATTGAGAAGAAGCAGGTCGTACATTCTAATGATCCTAATTGCCCTGTTCCAGAGTGGATTATGAAACAAGAAGGAACGTCAAAAGACCTTGTGAGCGATGACAAACAATGTTAATCCTCTTGCAGATCCATTTTGGAGAATAAACAATCTCTATTATATAGTAGATAAGCGAGGGAAAAAGACTCTTTTTAAGCTTAATTGGGCGCAAGAAGAGCTTTATCGAAACATGTGGTATTGCAATGTAATACTAAAAGCGAGGCAGCTTGGTATTTCTACATTTGTGTGCTTATTGTTTCTTGATCGTTGTCTTTTTAATCCTGATCAGTCTGCCGGTATTATTGCCCACACGCTCGAAGATGCTCAGCAGATGTTTAGAAGAGTTAAAATCGCTTATGATTCACTTCCTCAACAAATAAAATCTGTAATATCGGCGGACAATGATACGTCACAAATGCTCAAGTTTAGCAATGGTTCTTCTTTACGCGTCGGAACATCCCTTAGATCAAGTACCTTCCAGTTTTTACATGTATCTGAGTTCGGGAAAATCTGTGCGAAATATCCCGACAAAGCACAAGAGATCGTTACGGGCTCTCTCAATACAGTTGAAGCAGGACAATATATCTTTATTGAATCTACTGCGGAAGGTCGATCAGGCTATTTTTACGACATATGCAAGCATGCAGAACAGCAAAAGAAAGAAAAAAAAGAGCTTAGCAAACTGGACTTTCGTTTTAATTTCTTCCCGTGGTGGAAAGAGCCATCTTATCGCATTGGCAATACTTTTCCGATTAACGATGAGATGCAAAAATACTTTGAGCATCTAAAAGGGTTAGGGATAGAACTAGATGAAGAGCAAAAAGCTTGGTATGTCTCCAAAGAAGTTATGCAGAAAGAGGATATGCGGAGGGAATTCCCCTCTACTCCTGAAGAAAGCTGGGAAGTCTCTAATGAAGGACTATATTATGGTAAATACCTTACTATTATTAGAGCTGAGAAAAGGATCGGGTTTATCCCCTACGATGAAGAATTGCCAGTACATACAGCATGGGATTTGGGATATAACGATTCGAATGCAATTTGGTTCTTCCAGATCTACAAAAAAGAAATACGTCTCATCGATTATGAAGAGGGTAGCGGAGAATCTCTCTCCTACTGGCTTGGTGTATTAAGAAATAAAGGGTATGTCTACGACAAACACATAGCTCCACATGATATAATGGTTCACGAATATAGCTCTGGTATGACAAGACAAGCAGCAGCCCGTAAGATGGGATTCAATTTTCTTCCTGCTCAAAAAGTTGATATTATCCCTGGAATAGATGCCGTGCGTGCAATCCTTAATAGATGCTGGTTTGACGAGAAGAAGTGCGAGAAAGGCATTAAAGCTTTAGATGCATATAAGAAGGATTGGGACGATAGAAACGGCTGTTGGAGATCTCAACCACTTCACAATTGGGCTTCACATGGTGCCGATGCATTTAGAACTTTAGCTACAGGTTTACATTATGTCGAGCCTAAATCATACAATACGCAACACAACCCACAACAATATATTCAATCTAGGTTTGGGTGATTGATTAAATCTTCACTTTATTGTAAAGTCTAATTTTGATCACTCGAGAGCGGAGGCCGTCATTTCGTACTATCCCACCCCATGGAACAGTAATTTAGAGCCTAATTCTGGTAATGTAAGAAGCTGGCTTGACAATCTCTACTCGCGTTTTCAGCCCATAGAACAAGCTAGGTGGTCACAAAGTAATATCGACACTTTATTTTATGCCGGAAACCAAACCTTTATCAATAGAAACCTAAGCTTCTCTCCTGGAATAACGTCTCAGCAATACTATTTCAATCTAGTCCAGCAACCGGTTAACATGGTAACTGGCTTTCAGCGTCAGCACAGGAAATCCATCGTTTATCAAGCCTCAGATGGTGCAGATCCTCACACTACAGATCAATACACGCGACTCATAATGAATGTATGTCAAAAAGAGGGGATACATGAGCAATATTCAAAATCTTGTGAATTAGCCGCAGTAGCCGGTATGAATCTTATGCAACCATATCTTGACTTTACTGGTGATGATCCTGCGCAAGGCCAGTTAAAGGTTAAGATATGGGAGTATAATTCTTTTCTTGTTGATCCATTCTTTCGTAATCCTGATATGTCAGATGCTCAATTTGTTTGGTGTCAGGAATACATTACAAAGAGAGTTGCGGAGGAGAGATTTCCTGGTCAATTATCTAACATTAGACCCATGATGGGAACGCCTCAACGCTATGGTAATTTCTACTTCCTTCCTGAAAACTATAACATGTCACGTAACGATTTAATGGTGCTCAGCTATGTGTGGTACAGATGGACCAAGAAAAGACAAAGACTCTATTCCCGTAAACTTAATTTATTCTTTGACTTTGTTAAAGGGAAAGAAAACCTGGAAGCTATCCTTTATAATATACCAGACATGGAAGTCGTAAATGTTGATTCGCCGTGCTGGAAAGTAGCTGTCGTTTTAAATGATCAGCTTATGTTTCAAGGAGATAACCCGCTTTGGGATGGTCCAGAATGTCCTTTTATTCCTAACTATTGGAACTATGACCCTCATATTAATCAGTTTGAGTTAAGGTCTAGGTCTCTAATATTTCCTATGCGTTCTTCTCAATTCCTCATGAATTACAAGATAATCAATAATAATGATATTGCAGCGGCTACAATTAACGCAGGATGGAAGCGTAAGATTGGTGCTGTGGCTAACGAGGACAATCTTAAAAAGGCTGGTCAAGGATGGGATGTGATCATCAACGAAGGTTATGAAATGACTGATGTTGAGAAAATCATTCCTTCTGCTGTACCTGAAAGCGATCTTGCACTTGCTGATCAAATGATGTCATTGATATTTAAAACGTCTGGTATTGATCTTGAGAACTGGTCTGGGCAGAATGAGAAGCAGATATCCTCTCTAACGCTATTAATGAAACAGGCAGCTAATCTATTACCATTTCAAAAGTATTTCGATCAGTGGGATATGGCTTTAAAACTGGTTGGAGAACGTAGTCTTCAAATTCTTATGCAGAATTGGAGCCCTGAAAAAGTAGAGATTATGCTTGGTGAGGAGCCCTCAGAGCATTTTTACAGTAAGATCTTTGCTAAATATAATACTGTGGTTGAAGAGGGATTGCTTACAGCTACACAGAAGAACTTACAAGCTCAGCAAATGCTTGATATCAATACTACATTTGGAAGAGAGGTTATTCCTCCAAGCATGATTATCAAGGATATGAATATTCAAGGTAAAGCTGAAATAATGCAATTCTTGCAGCAACAAGAACAGCAGGCCTCTACAATGCAGCAACAACAGATGGAAGTGCAACATGCGTTTGAGCATGCAAAACTTCAAGAATTGATGACTAAAGCAGCTGCAAATATAGCTAAAGCGCGCGAAGATCATTCAAGAAGTGAATCTAATCTAGGTCTTTATGAAGAAAGATTAAGCATGATAGAACGAAATAGAGCGATGTCGCTAAAAGAAAAACAATCGGCTCTTAATCAACTTCTTGAAAGCATACAGAAATATGGACAAATCGAAACAGAATATGCCGAGAACAAGCTTAAAATAGATGAATTCCATATTGAGGCTGAAGAAGAAGCAGAAAAAAGAGACGTAGAAAGAAGAACTCAAGCAAATAAGTTTTTGATGGAGATCCTCAAAGGAATACCAATGATGGATGAAAATCAAGGAAATATGTTACAACAAAATCAACAACAACAGCCAGAAATGGCGATGAGGTAAATATGGCAGGTAGCGGACAAAGAGCCAGAGGCCAAGAGTCTGGCGGTATGAAAATTGATGACCACTCATTTTGGGGTGGGGGACCATCGGCTGATTCAGTGCTTGCGAAAGGCGCTAAATCAAAGTCAGTTCCTTCATGTGAAGGTGGTGGTAGTCTAATGAAATACGAGGATACTAATGAACGTATCGTTGATACTCAAAACGATAGTATTAAGAAGATCAAGTCACATCAGGGTAGATTGCCTGAATGGCGTAATTAATTTTGAAAGATTGATTGAGAAAGGAGCCGCGGTTAAGAGCCAGCCCGTTAACGAGGCGTTGGAGAAATCCTAAATCAAATATCGTTGCAGGCAGTCTCTTCAATCTTTTTATTTAAAGGATTAACATGAAAAAGCCTTTCAAAGACCCTATTGCGATTAAGTCGCAGCATCCTAAAGACAAGCCTGTTGATGGCAAGCCCTATCCTCTTGGGTGGGATCATAGATGCCCTCAATATGATCAAAGACACAGCATATATACATATGCAGGAACCGATTACGGCGTAGGACATAATCAACCAGTAGGGCATAAAGGAAATCCAAAATCAGCAGAATCAATACTGCCTCATGGTACGAAAGGATTCGATGCAAAAGTCAAGTATTAAGACTAAGATAAAGCAAAGGAATACTCCTCAATCTAAGATTGGTATGGGCGACTATAATGGAACAGCAATCAAGCAGAAGATTGGTCGCCCTATTTCTATTATGACTGAGACTCCTGCGAAGAAGAAAATGGGGAAGCCGCCTAGGGCTTTAGCTTAGGATTAATCCTTGAGCGTTCTTCTTTCGTCTAACTTCTTGTTTATGCTCATTTAAAATCTTTTCAAAGATTAGTATTGATCTCTCTTCCGGAAAATCTTCAGGATGAGGTTTCTCTAATTCATTCCTATTATTATCAAAAAGATCTACTGAATAATTAACCAATTCATTCTCTGTTATTTTCCCTTTCTCATACTGAGGCCAAAGATGTCGCTCCGGAATAATCCAAACCACTTCTATAGAGTCCGTATTGCTTTGTGCTCTAAATAAATAGGAGTTTGTCTGTGCTTTAGGCTTAGAAATCCTTGGCTGCCAAAGTAAACGCTTAGTTACTCCGTCTTCTGCGGTTCGGGTATGAGCGAAAATATAGACATAAGGACATTTCTCTTGTATTGCTAAGCTGAGAGGGTTAAGTTTTAGGCATTCCTCGGCTCCTTTAAAGACATTATCGCTTTGATCTTTTACTAAATGCTCTAAACGATCATGAGTTTCTAATCGATTTAGCTTCATTTCTTGCCTCTAAAGGTAAAATTTAGTTTAATATGGTTAATCCTAACCGCATGCAGCGTTAAGCATATCTACAAGGATAATATGACAACTCCACAAGAAACTCAAGAAGTACAGCAACAAGTAAGCAACAAAGAACTCAATTTTCGAGCCCTGGAACAGAAATACCAGCAACAATTGGCACAAGAGAGGGCAGAACGAGAAAGACTCTCCCAAGAGCTTGAAAAGGCCCATAATATAAGAAGCAATAGAGATGATGAAGAAGATGATAGCGAGCCATATGTTGATCACAAGAAATTACGACGCGAGCAAGCTAAATTTGGGCAACAAATCAAGCAAGAAACTCAATCTGAAATTAATAAAGCGGTGCAACATGCACTAAAAGAAGAACGAAAGCAGACTTGGTTAAAGAGTAATTCAGACTTCTATGATGTCATGCAACACGCAGAGAAATTCGCTCAATCCGATCCTGAATTAGCCGAAACTATTCTTGAAATGCCAGATACTTTCGAAAGACAGAAGCTCGTTTATAAGAACATAAAAGCCCTTGGTCTTCATAAACCACCAGTTCCTCAGCAATCTATCCAAGATAAGATAGACTCAAATAGAAAAGCTCCTTATTATCAACCTACGGGCGTATCTTCTTCTCCCTACAATCATCAATCTGATTTTAGTCCTCAAGGACAGAAAGAAGCCTATGAGAAGATCAAAGCTCTTAAGTCTAGATATGGAATGTAAAATTATTTGCCCTAAATGCAAAAATGAAATGGAAAAATTCGATCATGCAATGATAGGAGTAGATTTAATTTGTTTTGATTGTGAAATAAAATGGAGTGAAAAATTAGGGTTTTTTCACCTAATTGATTGGAGTAAGTTTGAGAAGAAAAAAAATAAAATCTATAAAAAACATGATTGTCCTGACTGTAAAAAAGAAATGTTTGACATAAGATTTGCTAAACTTAGATTTGATGAAGTCTGTTTTGATTGCGATATGAAATGGAATCAGGACATAGGATTTCATAGGTATACTTTATTGGATTTTTGTCCTTGGTTGACATGAATTAACTAAAATAATATCTTGAAGTTTCGCCTCCCTTGCGTTAATGGGATATCGCTTAGCAGCGTTAAAGCCAATTCTTCGTAGAGGAGTTCGAACCCTCAAGATATGAATGAGAACGGATGTAGTACGTTTCGTCCACGGATCACCATATCAATATAAAACCTAATTCAAGGTTTATATGACTATTACAACTACTGGTTCCTTGGGTCCTATGATCCTCCAGTCACTAGCGCCGTCGATGTTATATACCCCGACGCCTGGTATGCCTTATATTATCGTGGCGGATAAAATTTCCATGCCACCAAATGGCGGTACAACATGCCGTTTTATGAGACCTAGAGCACTAACACCCCCAACAGTGCAACTTGGTAATAGTGGTATTGATCCACCAGCACAAGTTCCACAACGGGATATCATAGACGCTCAAATGGCCTTCTTCGGTACTGGATGTATCATCAATGAACAGGTTATTTTACAGGACCAAGAGGGTGTATTAGCTTGGGTCTCTGATAGACTGGCTGTAGCAATGAGACAGGCAGAAGATTTAATTTTAAGAGATTATATCTTATCTGCTGCTTCACAGATTAATGCTGGCGGAGGATCCAATGGCTTCAACCCGACCAATCTAGGTCTAACAGACTTTAGCTTGGTTGCTACAACACTCGATAAACTTTGTGTCGAGTATAAATCTTTGGTAATTGACTTGGAGTGCCTGGCTGCGTAAGCGGAGGTTAACAAGGCGGAAGGCGAAAGCCACCGTGAGAGACTAAATCCAGAGACCCGAAAGGGATGCGATAGTCCGACCCATGAATATATATGAAATCATGGAGACTAGCAGAAATGACTAGTCCGCTTAAATAATAGGTTGGTTGAGTTGACGAGCTTTTTGATAAATTTCTTCTCTTCCAGAGAAATCTTTGGAAAGAACTTTTTCCCTAAGTTTCATCAATTCAGCGCAAATAGGTTTTTTGTGAACCAGAAAAGGAAAAATACCTTGAAGAATAGGATCAAGTTGCAAATTTGCAATTCTCCAAAGCATTTGGTTTCTACAATTAGGAAGATGACTTTTGTCCAAAAAATGGAATTGTCCTCCAAATTTCCTAGAAGCCCAGTAAAAAAATGGAGACTTGGAATTATTACATTGCAATTGAGCACGATAAGTGGGAGTTTTTCCCCTTTTTTGAATTACTTTGTTAATGTCGAGACTACACTCTGCATCAATAAATCCTGCAAGATAAGCAAAATCTTCTTCAGTAGGTTTAAGTGTATTTCTAACCGATTCAATCTCTTCTTTAAGAGAATTTTGAATGAGATAAGTTTCTTCTTTAAGTATTTTCATAGCCTTAACAAGGGATTTCCTAGAATCTTTAAAGTTAAGGGATCTGAAGTTAAGGAAAACATCGCATTCTTTAGATTTCTCGATAAGATAAGGTTTTATTCGTGCAAGAAATTTGTATCCTTCTTTGGTAAACACAAAATGATAGGATGGAACTCTGTTTTTTTGTTTTGTTTTTTTAACTTGAATCGTTCCTTCGAAATGATCGTTGAACCATTCAATGTTATCAAGATGAGTAGAAATAATAGAGAAGGTGTCTTGAAAAAATGGAGAAGTTTTAATTTCTCCAATATAAAAACACCCATCTCCATCGATATAACCTGCTGCGTATGCTAACCATGTTTCATTCATGAAAGAATGATAACATTTATGCATTATTTGAGTCAATAAGTAACAGTAAGACAAATAACGCTTATAAATTTATGAGCGGTATCGAGGGAATGGATCGATTTGGTACAGGCCCTATAAGAAGCGCTTATTTCATGATTAGCTCAACAGAGCTTCAATCTGATTTTGACGCGCTTGTAGGTCAGGGTGTATTAAACAACTGGAATTATCCTTCAAATGCGTCTGCATTACCTCTAGAATGGGGTTCTGTATACAACATTAGGATTTTAACTAGTTCCGAAGCGCCTGTGGCTAGAAATGCTGCTATTGATAGCGACGGTGATGTAGCCGACGTTTATTATAATGCTGTGATGGGCAAACAAGCTGTGACACACATATCTCAAGATGGTTTTTCCATGAACTTGATTTATCGTGGTCCAGAGTTTAGCGGTATGTTACAACAGAATTGTACTCTTGCAGTTAAGTTTGCTCAATCGCAAGCGTTAACACAAGACACCGCGATCCGTAACCTTGTTTGCACTAGAAATAGTGCTTTGGGGGTGTAATATGGCTGAATATTCAAAAATTGCTAGAGGTAGTTTTACCTCAACGGGTCAAGCGCAAATTATTAATTTGCCGTTTCAACCTAGCTATGTTCAATTTACTAACTACACAAACGCTTTTACAGCTGCGGCAGCAAGCCAAGTTGTATCAGCTGAGTGGTATGCTAGTATGGGACAAGGTTTTGCAGTACAGACCGTATATGATGCAACACCTGACCTAGTAACGGATGCTGTTATTACCGGTGGTATTAGCACATTCTCAGCGGGTCAATTGCTTCAGTTTGGTCCTACGATGACTGTAACAGATATAACAAAGGCAGATCCTGCTCAAGTTACTGTAACAGCACACGGACTTAAAAGTGGAGATGTAGTTATTTTGATGGGGTTATTTGAGACTGCTTCAACAGGCATGTCTCAGATAGATGGTATTCCTTTCACGGTAACTGTCATTGATGCAAACAATTTTACTATACCATGGAACACCAACCAGTCTAATTACACTGTAATAAGTGGAGCTGCGACAGGAACTCCTCGTATGAAAAAAGTGTTGTATCCTTACATTTATTTCCCTGGAGTCTCATTTATCACTGATATTGATCTTAACACTCCAACAGGATACACAACTATCAGCACAACAGATGCTCATAATTTTGTGGTTGGACAGGAAGTTGCATTCAGGATTCCTGATCAATGGGGTACAGTGGAATTAAATTCGTTGCCAAATACACTCGTTCCTGGTTCTCCAGTTTATGGGTATGTGGTTTCGGTGACGGATTATAATACTTTTGTGGTCAATATCGACTCAACTGCATTTACGGCATTTAATACCAACCAAACGGTAGCAAGTGTTCCTGGGCTTTCATATCCTCAGGTAGTGGCTGTAGGTGATGTAAATACTGGTGGAGTTCAGATCTCTGCTGGTTCTCAGTTGTATCCTCCTCCTTATTTTGTGCCTATTGGCACAACTAGGATTAATACCATCAACGGACCTGCAATCCAAGGCGCTTTTGTGAATAACACAAGCCAAGGATTTATTATCGGTTCTGGCGCTGGTGTTAATGTGACAGGATCAGTTCTTGTTGGAGCTGAAGGCGATGTCATTCATTGGATGGCAATCTATCCAGATATGGTGTTGCCTTAATTAGAGTTGAATTTAAAACTTTAATTATGCAAATTAGGGGTAGGATTAACATTCTACCCCTTTGGTTTTTATGGCACAGCAGGAAGGCGTTTTAACGTACCCAATACCAGCTTGGCAAAACACTGTTCCTGAACCGGAATTTTATCAGCCATCCCGCTTTGTTATAGATGATATAGATTTAGGTCAGACAACGACTGTAACTACCACTGAAGACCATAATTACGTGATAGGCCAAGAGTGCCGCTTATTGATCCCTGCGCCATTTGGATGCTTTCAACTTAATGAGGTGATAGGAAATGTTTTATCAATTCCTGCATCAGATCAAGTGGAACTATCTATTGATTCCTCACGAAATGTTGACGCATATATTGCTTCTAGCGTTACTTATCCTAGTGTGGCGCAAATTATTGCAGTAGGAGATTACAATAGCGGGCAACAGAACACAAATGGAAGAACAAACCAGTTAACATATATCCCTGGGTCATTTATTAACATATCACCTCAATAGGTAAAACATGGCAGACAAACCAAAATTGAACTCAGCAGGCGACAAAGAACTACAGAAAGCAGAACAACAATTTAAAGCTTTTGATGAGAATGTCCAAACTTTAACAATGGACAGAATGAATCAGGCCCCTAAATTAGAAGTAGAGCCTCAGACTAGGTTATCTCAAAGCGAAATAGCAGATTCTAAAGATGTACACCTTAAGCCTCATAGAAGCATCTCAAGTAGAGAAAAGTTCAACGAAGATTATAGGAGCGAATATAACTTTGCAAAAGAGTATGTGTACTTTATTGCAGAAAACAAAGAAATCATTGGCGAAGACATTGATATCTGGACAAAACCTTTTGCGGGATTGCCTGCGGAGTGGTGGAAGGTGCCGGTAAATAAGCCTGTATGGGGTCCAAGATACCTTGCAGAAAGAATTAAAGGGTGTAAGTATCATAGATTGACCATGCAAGAAAGTGTTACTCAGGTAAGTAGAGAAGGACAGTTCTTTGGTCAAATGGTAGCGGATACAACAATTCAAAGGCTAGACGCAATGCCAGCCACTAAAACTAAATCTATTTTCATGGGAGCACACGCATTCTAAATGAATTTCGTCAGTAATGTCTTAACATACATGAGAAGATATCTTAAAACGCCTTCAAACCAGTCTATAACAGATGATCTACTTATTGATTATCTGAATAGGTTCCTTCTTTTTGATGTTGACGCTAGAATGCAACTTTTCGATTTTAAGAAGACATATACTTTTGAAACACAACCTGGTGTTGATCGCTACAATATGCCTCTTTATGATCCTCAGATTGAGAATGCGTCAACAAACCCATCTACAATTGGCTTATATCCCGTTTATCAAGGGTTTTTGGATAATGTTTATGTAAATGGGTATAGGGTTCAATTTACTACATTACGTGATCAATTTAATACTATATGGCCTCCTTGGGTACAGCAAAACTTAGTTGTAGGTCAAGGAGATGGTACCGCAGGACCATATACTCTTCAAATTCCATTGTCTCCAGGAAATTCTACAACCCCTCCAATAAATCCTCCCATCCAGTGTTTATTGAGAGGGCACGTAGACATGCAAGGCATTATTGCTTCTGGAAATAATATCGATCCTCCTTTAGGCAATACTCTAAATACGAATATTCCCGTAACAAGCATCTCTCCAGCGGTTTATTTTGTATCGTCGGATGCATCGGGGGCTAATGTTGTCGTTCAGGACAGTGGAACATTCTTAACTAGCAATGTAAACTATGGACTGCTAATGGCTCCTGGGAATGCCCCGAACAGCTATTCGACGCTATCAGGTGGTTATAGTACCACATTAAACACCGTGAACTATTTGACAGGGCAGGCCGTTGTGACTTTTCCGTCAGCTATTCCATCGGGCGTTAATATTACTGCCCAGTGTTCATATTTTCAATGTGGATTACCTAGATCGATTTTGTATTACAACAATACATTAACTCTTAGAAGCCCTCCTGATAGGCAATATTTAGTTTCATTGGACGCCTACATGTCGCCAGCTGCTTTCTTGAATTCTGAAGCTGCTTTACCATTCGCATACATGGGAGAATATTTGGCCCTGGGCAGCGCAAGAAAAGTAATGTATGACACTCAAAACGATGAAATGTTTCGATTTTACGAACCTATATTTAAAGAGCAGGAGCTTTTAGTTTGGAAAAGAAGCCAAAGGCAATGGACTGCTACAAGAACACCCACAATCTATTCTCAAGGAATGCCAGGATATCAATCAGGCTGGAATAACCAAGGATCTAATATTATATGACAAACGTTGCCTACAATACGAATATTCCTTTTGCAAGCAATAGCCCTTCTCAGGATCAACCGAGGATGCAGGAGAATACTAACTCTTTGAAGTCGCTTATTGAAATAGATCACGTTGGTTTTGGAAATAATGAGGGAGGATACCATAATGTTATTCATCAACCTCCTCAAGTTGCAGATCCTGCGGCTATTGTAGGAATTGGACAGACATATGTTAAAACCACAAATGGAGACCAACAGCTCTTTTTTGAAAGTGGCTTAGGAGTTGTTTCGGCCATTTCAAATAGATCTGGAAATGGCACTGTTGCGGTAGCATTAATACCTACAACTGTTGTTACAGTTCCTAATGATTGTATTGGATTTGTGAGCATAGAAACAAATATTACCGGATATGTATGGGGACTTACATTTTTTAGCATTGCGGGAACTGTATATGTAAATTGGACTCCGAACACAGTTGTAGGGATTACACAGCCAACAAAAATCTTTCTTACAGTTAGTGGATTAGATATCCAGGTATCTAGAATAGACGGCGCAAATTACAATGCTAAATTCAAATATATCCTTTGGGGAAATTAATGGGGGAAAAGTTAATCGTTGGCCCTATCATGAAAGGTTTGAAAAGCAATTTAAAACCTTTTTCTATTGATAACGATTCTTTTCCTGTTCTTGAAAACGCTTACCAATGGCGTGGACGGATCAAAAGAAAGCGTGGAACTAGGTTTTTAACTCGTTTAAGGCGTTATTTTAATTCGGCAAGTACGGCATATGGAAGCACTACATCTTTTGTGCTAGTAGCAGGAGACGGTAATTTAATCACAGCTTTTGGACTTCCTGCAAATAGTCAAATTATACCTGGAACAGTAACTCTTACTGACGCAACCGCAGTAAATACTTATACCGACCCTGCTTCCGACGGAATCCTTGTCGGTGTTCCTGGTGGAACTGGAAAGATAAACTATGCTACGGGTGCCATTACAATTGCATCAGGAGCAGGAAATACAATAAATGCGGTTTCTTTTAGCTTTTATCCTAGCCTTCCGGTTATGGGGTTTAGAGATTTTGCTGTAAATTCCTCACAATATCCTGGAAACTTAGCTTTTGACACTAAGAAAGCTTATAATGTCTTAGTTGCCTTTCCATTTACGGCTTATGATGTCAGCTTCTATAAAAATCCGCCGGCAGATGCAACAAATTTACCTAATTATGTACCTAAATCCGTTTGGACTTCAGTTAGTTGGAACGGTCAAAATTACCAGCAGTTTTATACAATCAACTATCAGGGTGCTTTATGGGCCACTAATGGGATTACGGTTCCTTTTACGACGACAAACATAGGGATGCAGTTTAAGCAGATTTCTGGTGTTGCTAATATAGTTGCGGGAAATGGTACAACAGTTGTTTCAACAGCTGACTTAACGATTATAGGACATGGATTGGTGGTAGGTGATTTCATTTATGTGAATGAAGTCAATGGTGTTACAGGAATTAATTTTCAAACTGGATATGTTACAGCCGTCATTGACCCCAACACAGTAACAGTTACATTCCCTTTTGCTATCCTTGGAGGAGCCTACACCTCTGGCGGTATAGCTCAATATCTTACAAGTAATGCCAATCCCGCATTAGACTGTATTCGATGGTATGATGGGGATCCTACAGATGGAGTAATAACAACTCCTGGTTTTGTTCAAGGTAAAGGATGGGTTAACTTCATGCCTCCTTTATCACGAGATGTATTTTCTATAGCCGATCTTCCAGCACGTCAATATTATCTTGTTGGAGCTAAACTAATAGCTAATTTCAAAGATCGACTCATATTTTTCGGTCCAGTAGTTCAAGCATCAACTGGAAGCCCTATTTATTTGCAAGATACTGCTATATTTAGCCAAAATGGAACTCCTTATTATACATCCTCTTTTGCCTACAAAGCAGCAGCTCCAACAGATCCTACTTTAACGGAATTTGGCTATCATTCTGTTTTAGTTCCTGAAAATCAAACTGCAACGGCTCCAGCATGGTTTGAAGATCAAACAGGATTTGGTGGATTTCTTTCCGCTGGTTTGGACGAGCCTATATTTACCGTGGGATCAAATGAAGATGCCCTTATTGTAGGTTTTGATTCCACACAGACACGCTTCATGTATACCGGCAACGATATAATTCCTTTCTTGTTCTACATAATCAACTCTGAATTAGGGGCTGGAAGCACATTTTCAACTATTCAGATGGATCAGGGGGTTATTACTAGAGGGGATAGGGGTATAACTATTACGGGTCAAACGCAATCACAGCGTATCGACCTTGATATCCCAGATGAGAACTTTGAAATAAAGTTGGTGGACAATGGAGCAGAAAGGCTATGTTCGCAGAGAGATTTTATTAACGAATGGGCATATTTTACTTATCCTGTTAACAATATTAATTACGTATTTCCAACTCAGACTTTACTATACAACTATCGTGATAACTCATGGGCCATCTTTCGCGAATGTTATACTTGTTATGGACAATTTAATCCTATAACTGGATTTATCTGGTCTACGGTGTATTTTTACTATCCTACCTGGTCAGTATGGACAGACTCGTGGGATTCAGGGGAAAATACTAGACTACAACCTCAAGTCGTAGGAGGAAATCAACAAGGATTTCTTATATCTAAGGATGTAGGAACAGGCGAAGGGACTTCTCTTTATATCCAGAGCTTTAGTGGAACGACTATAACATCCCCAGATCATTGCCTCAACAGTGGGGATTTCATTATCATTACTGGAGTTTTAGGATCAATAGGAGCTCAAGTAAATGGAAGAATATTTCAGATATACAACACAACCATTAATTCTTTTCAAATTGATCCCTCAATCACTTCAGGAACATATTCTGGAGGTGGTCTAATCATAAGGCTATACAAGCCTTTTATACAGACTAAGCAATTTCCAACATATTGGGGAGATGGAAGAAAAACAAGAATAGGACAACAGCAATACCTTTTAGACACTACTTATAATTCCCAAATCACCTTACAGATATATCTAAGCCAAGATTCTGATAGTTCTTATAACGAGGGAAGGATAGTTCCTGTTCCTTTTCCTGATAATAGTAGTTTAACATTTAGCACAGTGCTTTTTACATGCCCTGAGAGCTACAATCTTGGACTTACTCCATATACAACAAACCTGCAAATGCCCACAGCATTACAGCAAAACCAGATTTGGCATAGGATTAATACTTCGCTTATTGGCGACACTGTTCAGTTAGGGTTTACGATTTCTGATGAGCAAATGAGAGCTTTGGTTGATTCACCGATTGTTTTTGCAATCACTAACGCAACACAAACAAGCCCCTTAGTTTTAGATAGCTTGGGAGAGTTTGGAGCAGATACGCTTATTAGAATCGATGGGGTTTTAGGGATGACAGAATTGAACGGGAACGTTTATAGGGTTATTTCTTCTACGGACACTCAAGTAACTATTGAAGTGGATGCGACCGGGTTTACTCCTTATATTTCTGGGGGTAGGGCAACACAGGTATCATACTTCCACGCAACCGCTGAAGTAGTTTTACATAGTTTTATTCTCGATTTAAATCCAAGCTACATGCTTTCTTAATATAGGTGTTTTATTAGCTCAAATGTTGTGAATCAGACAGCCTTTCTAAGAACCGCTAAAGAGTTTCCCGAAGACGTCCACCAGCTTTCCTTTGAAGTCAACCGTACCTATGTAGATATTGCAAACGCAGTCAATAACCGTACAATAGGAATATACCCCGCTAATCGACCGGCTGTTACAGGAAACTCATTCTTTCAAACAACTACCAGAAAGCAAACTTTTAGACAAATTTACACTGTAACGGCGGCAGATATTGCAGCTGGATTCATAAATCACAACATTAAGAATGTCTTCGCGGGTCAATTTATCAATTGTTTTGGGTCATATACCGATGGAACAAATACTTTTGGGTTATTCTTCGCTTCATCAGTTGCTATAGTTGGACAGATTACCTTTTATGTGACGTCCACTCAAATCATTTTACTAGTCGGAGCTGGAGCGCCTGTTTTAACTTCTGGGATTATTGTGCTGGAGTGGATTACTAGTGGAGGCGCGCAAACTTAAACTATTTAAAATATTCCCTATAAGGGATATTCTAAAGAAAAAGAGGTAATGATATGTCTTACGGAATGGCTTCAACAGGAATTCCCCCTAACACTACCGGCACAGGTCAAATGCAAGAAAAAATACCCTCGGGATATAAGAAGGGATCGATTCAACAATTTACACCCGAACAAATGCAGTTATTTCAACAGCTTTTCAGCCATGTTGGGCCGGAAAGCTTTCTTTCTAAGCTTGCAGGAGGTGATGAAGAAACTTTTGGACAAATTGAAGCACCGGCATTAAAGCAGTTTAATGCCCTTCAAGGTCAATTAGGATCACGTTTTAGTGGAATGGGAACAGGGGCAACAAAAAGCAGTGGTTTTCAAAACACAATGAACTCAGCTGCTCAGGATTTTGCAGGACAGTTGCAATCACAACGGCAATCGCTTCAGCAACAGGCTCTAAATGATCTTATAGGCTTTAGTGGTCAGTTGCTTAATCAGAAACCTTATGAGAATTTGTTGGTTAAGAAAGAACATAAGGAACCATTTTGGAAACAATTATTAGGTCTAGTTTCTCCTGCTGGCGGTGATACGTTATCTGGTGATACTGGAAATACTCAAAACATCTTTAATCTTTTGAAAATGCTTGGTGGTGGGTAATGATTCAAGTTTTAGATGAGAACAGAAAAAGAACTGCAGGGGAAAATTTTGCTCAGGCATTTGGTGGATTGATTAATCAGGGCGCGCAATTTAT